ACGAACAACTTCAATGATTGCATTTCTTCCATTATTACTAAGTGTTTTTTTATACCATTCAGTCCATATTTTATTATTTATTTTATACATTTTTCATATTTCCGAAAAATATGAAACTCATTTTAAACTCATTCTAAATTATGATAGAATATATACGCAAACTCCTCCATGCCACTGCCAGGCATTGTTTGCAAACGTCGTAGATACCTCGACGAAAAAAGAGCAATCTGAAAAGATTGCTCTTTTTGTTTTCTTAAATTTCTCTAAATGGACTATCTTTACTTTGCATTTCTATCGGAAACAGTTCGGGATCAGACTTTACTACAGACAAAAAAGCCTCTCCGTCACTACCACACTCCGCTGATTTTTGCTTAATTTGTTTCTGTAATTCGGTAAACCAAGGAACCAACGGCGGCATCCACCTAAACAAACAAGCTGCCATTTCTTCTAAATTCTCTCCTTCAATACAGTGCCCTCTAATTATTACATACATATACAACAACCTCCTTAACACACAAGCTTTATTATAGGCAAAATAGCAAAAAAAATAAAGCCTGACTACTACATTAAGTAATAGTCAGGCTTTTTTTAGTACGCATATGTTACCCACACGCCAGTTTTTTTATCTTGCCAATCATACTCGCCTCGAAATCCTATATATTTGCCACCTATCCGGCGGCTCACTCCATAGCTGATACCTGTAACATAGTGATCAACATTAATCTTGGCTCCGATCTCCCGCAGGACCCCTGGCGCGGATGGTGGCAAGGATTTCAAGATTTCTTTCTGTAAGTTTTCTTGTTTCTTCGACGAGTTCAGTACATCTGTCAACTGCTTCTGTAGCTGATTTATTTGCAGTTTGGCTTCGGTCAATTCCTGATCCGATACTATCAACTGTTCCCTGGCTGTTTGCAATTCCACTGCTAATTGACTGCTGATTGCTAACTGCCTGTTCGAGTTCTGTTCCAGTTCTGTTAGTTCGGTTTCCGTTATCAAATAAATCGACTCGGCTGAACAGATAGCAGGCAAGAAAAAGAACTGCGCCAACGCCCATACCAACAAGAAAGCGATTATTAGATATCCAACTTTTGATTTTTTCATACACATTCGTCACCACCTGCTACTGTAGCCCCTGGTATCTACATGAATCCAATCGCCATAATAACCAATCCCAAGCTGATCTTCAATGCCCCAGGCTTTAGCTGCAACAATGACCGTATCTGCCAATGCGGTATCAGTATCGTCCTGTCCCGAAATATGGATGTCGGCTGCACAGCCACGAGTATGATAGCTGTTAGGTTCTCCACCAACAGCTAAGTTCACTTCTATAGTTCGAAAGCCACTTTTATAACCAGCATTAGTGGTATTAATAACCCAATTAGAATTCCAATCCCGCAGCATATCAAGTAACCGAAATAAGTTAGCAGTCTTTTCATCATTTGTACATAGTCGACCATTTTCGTCCCATGCATACTCATTCCTGCTACGTTGCAGACAATCCCACTCCGTTACGCTCCAATGTTTACTTACATACAAAGCCATATTAATCACACTCCATAAAAAATTTAGAAATCATAGTTTCTTTTTAACAAAAACAATCAATCCACTCATAGCTTCTACGCCAGCATCATTTAAGTTTTCAATAATACTAAGCAGCTCAGTTACAACAAGATATCCAATAACCGTCATAACTGCCCAAGTAGGTTTATCTAAAACTCTCATAACTACATCAACGACAGCTGCAGACAACGCACAAATTAAATAAACACCGATTTTCCCAAGAAAACGGTGTTTCATAACTTCACTTTTTATCTTTTTGGCAGCTCTGGCCTTTTTTATTCCTTTAATAGATTCTAGAATAGTCGGATTTTCAATACCACTATCTTTTAGATGCAGATAGGATATCGATACCCATTTGGTAAAACAATCTATAAATACTAAAAAAGCAAAACTGTAAAACAATACAGCATGTTTATGAAATATCATGGCCAACATTGCAGCCATTAATGTTTTGTAAGACCAACCTTGTGCTAAAGTTTGAGCAGCTCCGATAGCCGCAAATTTAAAAGATTCCCAGTTCATTTTTGCCTCCTGTATAATGCTCCTTAAAGGAGAGTGATATTTTGAATACTAAAAAAAGAAAACGTATGAAGCTACCAAACGGCTTTGGTAGTGTTGTGCTACGAACTGACGGTAACCGCCGCCGCCCATGGTCTGTAAAAGTCACAATCAACGGCCGTCAAAAATCAATCGGTGACACTGCTACCGAGATTGAAGGACTTGCTTTACTCGCAGAGTATCATAAAAATCCGTCCCTTTTTGCACCAACGCTAATCACCTTTTCCGAAGTCTTTGAGCTTATGAGGGCCGAGCGATTTCCTAAACTAGCAAAAACTACGCAAGTCAATTACCTTTCGGCCTACAAACACTGCCATAGATTATACGGCAAGAAGTTCGCCGAACTAAAAATCGGTGACCTGCAGGCTGTTATTCGCGACACAAGAGAATCAGGAGCATTGTACGCTATGCAAAAGAAAGTCCGGCAAATACTGCACCATTGCTATACCTACGCAGTTAAATATGAGATCATCTCACCTACCGCAGACATCAGTCAATACATCGATATCGATCAGCATAAAGTGAAATACCCTAAAACGCCTTTTAACACTCGACAGATAAACAGAGTAAAAAAACTCGGTGATAAATGGGCTATGACGGTGCTCATGATGATATACGCTGGTGTTCGTACGTCCGAAATGCTATCTGTCGTCAAAACAGACGTCAAGCTGCGACAGCGATATTTTATCGTTCGAGAGTCAAAAACTGCTGCCGGTCGCAACCGTGCTGTGCCTATATCAAAAAAAACATTGTCGTTTTTTGAATTTTGGCTATCTCAACCAGGTAAATATCTCATTACAGACGATTACGGCAATCAGCTTACATATCATCAATACCGAACACGCTTTGATGCTGTAATGACAGCCAGCCGCTGCAAGCATACGCCACACGAATGCCGCCACACCTGCGCTACCATGTTAGACAATGCCGGTGCCAACGATACGGCGATCAAACGTATACTCGGACATGCCAGTCAAGGAGTTACTAAGAGAGTTTATACCCATAAATCCCTCCATGAGCTAAAAAAGGCTATAGACCTTATTTGACGACCTTTTATGGTATTAACCCGGCACGAATTTACGCAACAAAAAAGCCTGTATCCCTTGGTTTCTCAGGATCGCAGGCGGTTTGAATTCGGTATGATATTTTTTCATTTTATTATTACCTCATAAAGCTAGTATCCATGCGCTTTCAACCACTTTACCAAGATATTTTGGCAAGATCTTCTTCTGTTTTTGCATTTTCCACACGGTCCTCCAACTCATACAATTTTGCATAGACACTTTCTTGATATATACCAGCTTCAGATAATGCAGCTTCAAACATTTCCTGGTTATGTACTGTAAACACTTTTTCGCTAAGATCATCTTTATTCACATAGACATTATAACGAGTAGTGCCTGTAATTTTAGCTCTGTTATATGATGCCATGAAGTCTACCTGGCTATCTTTATCTGTATCATACCCATAAACCTTACCATCAGTCTGTTCCACCCATACAGGTAAATATAAGTCTTTAATATAGCCAAGTTTTATTTCGTGTAGTTTCTGTTCCTTCAATTCTTCTAATGATGGTACATAAACATATTCTTTTGGCTCTCCAGCATTATTATCCCATCGATATTCTTTGCCGTCCGAAGCATTACCAGACATTTTTAGATATTGGTCATAATTGACTTCAGTAAATCCTTCTACTGAAGGCTCAAATATTTCATCTGTATAACCTACAACTTTTTCTACTTGTTTATACTGTCCTGTAGGTATTTTTGTTTCAGGCACACTTACGGCTTCCGCATTATCATTCACATCTCCATGAGCAGGAATAGTTAAAAAGATTTCTTCCCCCTGCTCATACTCAATTATGGGTTTTTTAGGTGTGATTTTAAGATTATGATCTTCTATCAGGGTATCAATTCTATTCCCTGCTTCGTCAAATTTCAAAAAAATTCTACAGTCTGCTATATTAGCCGGCATTTTTATTACTTCCTTTCAATTCAATTTTTATTTTGGTTAAACAGTGGGGAAATGGTTCGTCATCTTCATTCAGCAAAAAAGATTATGCTACGCCTAAAGATATTGGTACAGTAACCATATCTACGCCAATTTCAATGTCAACCTTATATCAGGGCTTTATATGTGCTTCCTCAACAAGTGGCCCGAGTTTATTTGTTGGTTTTGTTACAGCGTATTCAGGTAACTCACTAACTGTTAGATTGATAACTAGCCTTGATTCAGGAAGTGGCGGCTCACTAGTCCCTAATTACATTCTTTTAGGCCATTGAACAGTGGGGATATTGTTCATCACGTACAGCAACATTTCCAATTCCGTTTCCAACTGCGGCACTATTCATTGTTGCCGTACCAAAAACTACAAGCACGTCAGCTACGGCAACTGGGGCAGAATATTTAGGCACTACCAGTGTTAATTTATACCTTCACGGAACTTCTGGCTGGTATTTCGTTGGCGGCCATTAAACAGTGGAGAAATAACCCTGGTTT